TGCTCCACGGGCTCTGGAACTTCTACGCGACCAAGGTCGCCTTCGTTGCGGCCGACGCCGCGGTCAAGGCCGCGCTCGCCACCAGTGCGCCCGAGAGCGCGGTGACCGTGCAAGTCGAGGTCGGCGCGGTCCCGCAGCCGCTTGCGGCGTGGCGGTATGTGCGCCAGCTCTGGGAACGCCTCCGCCGCTGCTGGCAGCGGTCGCGCCCAGTCTCGCCGACAGCAACGTGCCTGCCACGCCGCTCGTGGTCAACGCGCAGAACCAGCGCAACCTACACGTCGCGGTGACCCGCCGTGCAGCGCCCGCCAACCTTTTCCCGGCGGGCGACGCCGGTTCTCGGGCGGCGTTTCAAGCCTGGGCGCGAGCCCACGTGGCTCGCTGGTGGCCGCGTTCGCGCACCGTGCTCAAGCCGACGCCGTGGAGCGTGTGGATCCGCAAGTTCACCACCGCCACCCAGGCGCGCCTTACGCGCGCGAGGGAGGAGGTGCGCGAGCTTGGCTTGCGGTCGCGCGAGATCGAGATGACCAAGGCGTTCGTCAAGATCGAGCCGAACATCGGCAAGGTGACGCCCGAGGGTGAGAACGACACGGACCCACGCGTGATCCAGGCCATGCACGACAAGTACTTCGCGACCGTCGGGCCGCACGTCCACGCCGCGCAGCGCTTCTTCACTCGGCGCAACCGTCGGCCGGGGCGCCTCGCCCTTGGGCTGCCCCCCCACCTGCACGTGCCGGTCAACATGACGGCCAATGAGCTGGGGGGGTGGTACTCGGACGCGCGTGAGGCCACGTACTACTTCCAGGAGAGCGACGCCAACCGCCATGACGGCTCGGTGCGCGCGAGCGATCGCACGCTCGCCATTGACGTCCTGGAGCACATGGGTGTCGACCCCACGATCTGCGGCATCATGCGCCAGAAAGGTCAGCGCAAGCGGCTTACGAGTGGTCTCGGCGTGCAGGCGGACATCACCGGCACAGTCGCGTCCGGTGACTCGGACACGTGGCTCACCAACACGATCGATGTGGCCCTCATCAACGCTTGGATCGCTGAGCGCGAATGGGGCCCCATCGACTGGGACCACCCCGAGGCCCCGCGGCTGCTGGTGTCGGGCGACGACTCCGTGGTCGCCTCGGCGTTGCCCAGCCGCCCGGGCAACTGGGACCGCTTCGCCGCGCTCCTTGGCCGCAAGTGGGAGACGGTGCTGCACGGCCGGGGCGGCTCACCCGAGTTTTGCTCCGGCGTTTTCATGCGCCATCCCAA